CCTCTTGTTGGGCTACCTTCTGCGCCTTCTTGGTTCTCCCCAAGAAACACCTCAGAAACTGCGCTTGGTTTAACGGGGGTAGGTGTGACCTCAACAGGTGGTTTAGGAGTCGTCGGTGTAGTCGGCGCACCAGCAAGTTCCTTCGGCGGACCATATTGTTCCGGCACTGTTTTGAGTGCTTTATCTCGTTTACCAATTTCTTGCAGTCGTTTAAAGGCACCTTGAACAGCGGTGTCAGCGTCATTGAAAGACAGTCCAGCTTTAACACCAGCTTGCATGGCGCGTTGGCGGCCTTCCGGTGTGTTGAGGGAACTCTCCGCACCAAAAGCCATCGACTTACTCATGTCTTTATCGAACTGCTTCAGGGGATCGGCATCTAGTGCTTCTCTACCTTGAAGTTTACGCACGGCGTTCATCTGGTCAAAGCGTGCTTTGTCGCCGTAAGTCTTAAAGCCTTGAAGGTTTGGGTCAGGGTTAGCTGCACGGGATTCTTCAAGGCGGCGTTGCTCTCCAGCCATGCGATCAAGCCTCGGCGTAACGGACCCAATACCGGATTCAGCTACAGCGCGGTTAGCCTCATCTTCAGACATACCAGACTCCAACGCTTGTTTTTTAATTGAAGCGCGAGTATTTTTTTCCTCAACCGCTTTTCTCATCTCAGCGGGTACAGCCTTACTATTAGCAGCACGTTCAAGTTCGGCGCGACCACTCGCTTCTTTCTCCTGTTCGCGGATAATCCTCTCTTGTTCTTTCTGCTCCTTTGATTTATAACGTAATTCGGCCATAATGATTACCAGTTGTAGTTACAAGCCCACCATTTGGGCGTTAGTTTGTTTTCCTCAGACGAACAGTTCATCCGAGACTTGAAATTAGCGCGACGTTTCTCGCTCTTGTGTTGCAGGAAATCCTTGTATCCGCGTTGACCGAACTTCAGTTTGCGCACCTTGTCTCCGCTCTTCGCCAACACGACATATTTTTTAGGGTCGCCAGCAGGAGCCTTCCTCGGCTTGTTAAAACCGGAAAACAATTCACCGTGGTATTTGATCTTACCGTCGGGGGTTCGTTTGAATTGAGCGGGCACGAGGGAGATACTGGTTTATTTTTGTCAAGAAATCAAGCAATAATTTTCTGACATTGAACTGGACCCTGTACCCTTTATCCTGTACCCTTTTGCCTGATGCTCAAAAGTGTGCACATCGCCGGATACAGGATACCGATTAAGGTCAAGGATCTGGAAGACACGTACGGTCAATACATACCGGACAGCAAAGTCATTGAGCTGGACAGGAAGACGATACAGGATGCGAAGCTCCTTAAGGAGACGCTACGCCACGAAATGGTTGAGGCTGCGCTGTACCTGTCTGGGGCCGCGTACAGCGATACCTACAACCAAGAGCCAATCGTTCGCGCTTTGGACGAACTCTTCTGGCCCGCATGGGAGAAGGTCAGCAAAAGGCTTTGATACCAATCGGTACGGCCAGACCCCTACATTATAAATACTCTAGCCTTTAGGTAATTCATAATAACTCATTAATTCATATTGATTGAATTACTGAATTATTATGAATTACCACACTCCCTAGAACTTTTCAAACTTTTCTGACGTGCGTCTCCTGCAATTCACTTGCATTATGGTTAGGCAAATCTGTACCCGATCGACCACATTTCGTCGCTGTCGTCGTTCGCCGACAACAAAGTTGCTTATATTGCAACTTACTTGCGTTAATCGTACACCAGATGGGCGTGCTTCGACCTACTGACTACGTCAAGATCCTTTAGGGTTCTCGGCATCGACGCGCCGAATAGACCTGCCTCCGTCTTCTTGGGTGGGTCCACCGCAAAGAGTCCGTGCCGCTGCCTTGCGAGATCAAGCGTGATAAAGGCGGCATCCGCAATGTCCGGTGACTGCCCCATCCGTTGCTTGAGTTCGGCTTTGGTTTCGACTTTGACTCGCAGGGTACCGGATTTGACCATCTCGTAGCGGCGGACGCACATCTCCTTCGCCAGCACGTCTGAGATTCCGCGCAGCTGTTGGGTACGCAGGAACTCCTTGCCGACGAACCAAAGCTCCGACACGCGGTTGGTGTACAGCTCCTCGCCTGTAAGTCTGCTGTTCATACTCACCCGTCTGTCCGAAGCCTTGCCGCCGAACTGGACGCGCAGGAATTGATCCGACCATTCTCCGGCAAGCACGTCACAGAACGGAGAGCCAGCACCAGTCGAGTCAACCGCTACGTTCTCCGGCTTGATCCCTAACTTCTTACACATGTCTCTAATTTGGTGGACAATCTGGTACGTCCTCGGCACCGCCTTATTGGTAGCGTCGTCATTCAGATGGTAGTATTCCTCGAACTGTGCGCCGTACTGTCCGTCCGTGAACTGACCAACCCTCATTGTGTACAGGATCGTTCTGTCGCCGCCGTTGGTGAACGCAGGGTCCACTCCAGCAAGCAAGGTAGTAGGCCCGACAAACTCCGTACGCTTCATGGCACTAGCCTTCAGGATTTCGGACTCGCCGTAGATACCTTCTGCCTCATCGCTGTCGAAGAACACGGCACGCACCATTCGCATGTAGGCCCTACTGGTTTCGCCCAACAGTGCCTTATCCTCCGCAATCTTCTCGGTCGTCGGCAGGAATGGGTAGACCGTGTAGCCAGCCGCCACATTGGGACTGCGTTCGCCGTCGAGTCGGATGTACTTACCGCCCCACTTTGTGACCCACTCGTCGTCTACTTCCGGTGTTATAGACTCCCAACCGCCTTTTGGCGTAGACCAGATACCGAACGAATCAAACCTACTGGCGGGGTTGGATAGACCCTTGAACTCAAATCGGGGGTTCTTGCTCAAGTTGGCAAGAGCGGCTTGCTGGATAGCCTCACTAAGTTCGCCCAACTCGTCGCCGATCAGCAACACATGTTTCTGTTTAAGACCGATGAACTTGCCGATCGCCTCTCGCGTACGGCTCTTCTCCGCCGCAATGAGGGAGAGACCAGCCCTATCGAAGGTCTGACCGTTCTCATCAATGTAGTTTGCCGATCCGATTGAATCCCGAATATTGATCGGGGCTCCGTCAATGACGGATAGCAACGAGATAACCGAACCCCAGATCCGCTTACGAGCTTCCCGCAAGGTGGTGCTAGTCATCAGAACAAGGGTGTCTCGCGGCTTCGCTAACCATGTGATGATGCCGTAGCCAGCGAGGGTGTGGCTCTTGCCGCTCGATGCAGCACCACCTACTGCGAGATACTTGTTGTCGATACACTCCCGAATGATCTGTTCTGCCCAAGGATGTTTGAGGAACATATGCTCCGGTAGGTCGTCTCTATTCCACAATAGATCAGCAACCCGCCAGAAGTAGAACTCTTTGGCCTTATTGGACGGGTGGTTAGCGAAACCCCACAGCAATGCGGTAATCGTATTGGTAATCGGAATCAGGAAACCCCCGACGTCCATCTTGTTTGTGGCGGGATCAATTCTCGGTTCGAGTACTGAGGTCGTTAACTTGTCGGGATCGTATTTTCTCGGTCGGCCCATAACCGAAAACTACAGTAACAAAAAAGGTTTGACAAGGATTAGTTACCAGTCTTATCTAGCGTCACACATGCCAGCTAAAGATAAGAAACCAACGTACACCGAAAAGCTAAAGGTAGCGCGAGGCGAACGTCGGCAAGCAAAAGCCGCCAAGATGCAACGCGCTACGGAGCTTTTCCAGCAGGGCGTGATGAAGACCCGCATCGCCGAACAGCTCGACGTTAGCTTCGATACTGTTTGCCGTTGGCTCAAAGATGTGGTCGTCGAGCAGCCCGACACCGATGCCGAACCCTTTGCGAAGAACCTTGAAGACTCCACTGATTCGGTGATCGCCGATGCCAAACTGGCGGCACGAGACATGGAGCAACAGGCTTTGCTAGAAGTGGCAGAGAACCAGTCCAGTCCGGCGGACAAGTACCAAGCGTACGTTGCAGCGAGCGCAATCAAGATGCTGCGTGATAACCTGATGAATGTGCGCGGTCCGAGGACTGTGCGCGAACTGTCCGAACTTGACCAGCTCATCCGGCGCAACCTCGGCCTCAATCCGAAAGGCGGCAGCGGTGGGTCCGGTTCGCTTACCATTGACGTCTCGATCCTCAACAACAGCAAGGCAACAAACGGCGGCTCTACTTCTGTGGTCATAGACGCGGAGGAGGCTGACGATGATTGACGCAGATTTCGAGGGCGGTTCATTGGACAACGTTGAGGATGCCATCGCCCAACTGGACAGTGCAGGTAGGCCATACATCATGTTCCTTTTATCTACAATGACCGACGGAAGAATCATTACCCAACTCACGCCCAATGCGAAGCAGCTGTTTAGGGACATGTACGAGGAAGGATCACTAGACGAACTACTGGAGACCGCGCTTTATGGAGAGGAATGAGGACACCGTCATTGTTGGAATCGACAACGGAATAAGCGGTGGCTTATGCGCCGTCAGCAACTGGAGTGGCGACGTCATTGCGTACACAGCAATGCCCACCAATACGTTCGACGGCAAGACCGAAGTCGATGTTTATGCTGTGTTGTGGTGGCTCCAACCCTATTGCAAGAATCTTGTTGTCTGCATCGAAGAGCCTTTGAAACACGCTAAATCCTCGCAAGCGATGCGGTCCATGAGCATCTCGTTCGGCAAGATCATAGGCGCGTGCGAAGCGAAACAGTATGCAGTGCGCAGGATACAGGTTAAGGAGTGGCAGGATGTCATGCTCGGCAAGAGACTTGCGAAAGGCATGACCAAAGTGGCTGCGCTCAAGAAAGCCAACGATCTGTGGCCAAAAGAAAAATGGCTTGCGTCAAGCCGCAGTAAAACCCCACATGACGGAATAGTTGACGCCGCTCTAATTTCCCGATACTATAGGGACACCGAACCATGAACCGCACATACATCATCGACGCCCTCACGGCTATCCTTGAGGACATCCTCCGCTACAAAATGAAACTGCCGATGGCCGCAGAGCTTGAAGCATTCTTTGAACCAGACGAGTTCGAGGTATTCCGCGACATGGTCGGTCAAGAGTTTGATTTGCCGGACGACACCATCGTTGATTCCGCTCAAACCTTTAAGGAATTGGTAGTCCTTTTGGAGGACGAACTTTTCCAATAAAAAATAATTGACACCCCGTCTTTTGTCGGGTAGGTGGTTGGTCGCCATGATTAATACCGTAGGAGCAGGAAAGGGGAGCACCCCTCGCAAAGTAGACCTAACCACTTATTATGAAAACTTCGACGACATCTTCCGAAAAGGAAAAGCAGGACACAGTACTGAAGGCGCTGAAGAGCGAGTACTTCCGGAAACTCAAGAAGGAGAATTGGCCGAACACGCCAGATCTCAGCAAGGAGATTAATGCCCTTGACGCAGCGATCAGAAACCGTAAGAAAGAAATTCAAGATGAACACACAATACAATGACCCCAAAGGAAAAGCGGGCTCCCTTAAAGCTCCGCTCGGATTGGTTCCGCCGTACGCAATGGAACAGACCGCATGGGTCCACAAGTTGGGCGCAGAGAAATATGGTAGAAAAATTCCAGTTTTAGCTTGCTCAACGGGTGAAGAACTGGCAGAGTTTTGCACATGCGGATACTCCACACAAAACCAATCTGTCATCCAGAGAGACCTCACGCAGCCAAGGGGCTGTGCTACGAGTGTTACAACAAACAACACCCAAGATCAAAAGAAGCCACATGTCATGCTGGAAGAATTGCTTGGGCAAGGGGGTTATGCAAATCCTGTTACGACAAGTATCTCCGAGAAAGTAATCCATCTTATAAGCAAAAACAAAAAAGTACAACAGATGCTTGGGTTAACGCCAACAAAGAGTATGTTAGAAAAAAATCAAGTGAACGGAATAAACGACCAGATGTCCGAGAACGAAATATACTCCTTAACAGAGAAAGAACTCTCCTTTCTTTTGGACTTACTTTTGACGACGAAACCAGAATACTCAAGAAACAAAATAATGGATGTGCTATTTGCGGGGGGCCTGCCGGACGGAAAGGTCTTTTCGACATCGACCATGACCATACAACCGGAGAGTTCCGTGGGATCATCTGCCACCGCTGCAATAAAGGACTTGGCTTGCTCGGAGATAATATTGAATCTATTCAAAAAGCACTCGCCTACTTGCGGCGTGCAAAGTCTAATTGTTCGAGAAGGAGAGATTGAGCAATATGGAGCTTTTAATTGGAGACGCACTGGAGTTTGCGCAAGTACGTATATTCACGCTATCCTGCGCCATCTGAACGCATGGCGTGACGGTGAATCACTGGACCCTGAATCCGGTATCACGCATCTGGCACACATTGCCTGTAGCGCGAACATCCTCATGGATGCAGAGGTATGTGGCAAGCTACAGG